CCTTCTTTTAAATCGAAAATTGTTGAGTTTATTGTACAAAATTGATCGGAAAAATACGTTTTACCGACTGAGCTTTCCAGTCCTCCTACGGATGTAGCAGCCTCCCAAAACTCCCTACCCAGGTACTTATGTACCCGCAATAAGCAGTCATCTCCATTAATAAGGAGTGGGGCGAGGCGGCCCAATCTTCTTCCTCCCTGATCGGTCACCCGATACATGCAGAGGTTCGATTGTTCCATAGAATACCGACACATTGCAGCATTTGCTATACAGAGAAAAGGGAAAGAGATTATCGAACCCATGAGTTGACCCTCTGTTTGAGGTAACTCACCAAGTTCTTCATCTACGAAAATATGTTTCGTGAGTGCTCTTAAGCACAGCTTCTTGCAATTTGGTAAAAAGTGAGGACCAAGGCGTTCTAAGAACTCCTTGTCGACACCTTCACCAATCTCAATGAACAGCTGGTCCAAAATAGTTTCGGACACCCACGAGTGTAACTTATTCGTAGAGGAGACATAGTCTCCACTGATTAACATCTCATGTTCCATTAACCCTCCTGCTACTCTCTCAATATCTTCTGGAAGGACATACCTTCCTATTAGGGAGAATACCTTATGTGACTTCAAAGTCTTCCATAAGAATGCTTGCAAAGGTTTCAAAACCGTATAAGTGATAGGGGGACCCTTGCTGATTACGCGAACCTTCAATGGTTCGGCTAGGCCAACAGCCTCAACAAAGGGTGTCTCTTTAAGAGCCAAATCGAATAATAAACGATATTGCCCCTCCCACACACGATCAAGCTCAGATACATCATATACCAAAGCCACACCTGGTTCCGGGGATTCTAACCCCAGACATCGTTCTTGCTCCAACATTTCATCTTCATAAAATCCACGTATTCCAAACTTCTCGGAGCACTTAGTGCCAAGAAGTCCTGAAGTCTTACCAAACTGCAGACAGTCTCCGACCTTCCCTAAAGGAAGAACATCGTAGAGATCGCCTACAGCCCCGCACTTTGACCTCGACCTGTTATAATTGGCCGAAGTAGACGGGAAGAAAGGTTTAAGAAAATCAGTGGTAATACCCACACCTTCAAATAATTCAGTCGTGGTTCTTCTTAATTCAGATTTTATTTTCTCAACATCAACCGTGGTAGAAATAGTATCCCTACACACAAACTCGCCCTTGAAGAGCTCGTCATCGACTTCCCAATCTTCACGCTTTAAAAGCATGTTGTAGAAGTTCACGGGTGGACCTTTCTTGGTAGGAATCCTCGCATCGATAACCCTTGTCACTATGACGGGGGGGTGTACAACGGGAGTTCCTGTAAGTTCCAAGATAGTCGAACGGACTGCTGCTGCGATCTGTACTTCATGTACGGCAGGCATTCCCTTCTTGAGTTGTTGGGTAGAATCGACAAATTGCATAAATTTCTCGTAATCGTTCGTCCTAAGACGATTCACGTACTTACGAGCTGACCCGCCCAGAATATAATCTGGGGATAACAGGCCTCGTACCTTCTCTTCCAAACCATGAACCTTAAATGGGTTGTCCACAGTGAGAGAAACTATTGGTACGACGGGGACTTCTTGTCCTCGAACTTTTGCAAAATAAGCTGCGAACTTCCATTTAAGGAGTTTCACCCAGCTACCAAGTCCATTCTTTGATACATACGCACACAATACATGCACGGTTGTGTACCTTACGCGGTTAGACGACATCGCCAATATGGCATCCGGGTGGACACCATTCGGCTCTTTGTAGTTACGTCTTTCTAACCACGCTCGAGGTCGCGGAGTAGTCATGCCAAAGATATAATATAATTCTAATATGGCATCCACGATCTCGGTGATCTTTATAACCTCCCTTCTATCAAGTGAGTATCCTTGTTGTAAAACAGATACTTCCTCACAGAAAAGCTGACTAAGCTTTTCCTTGGTAGATAAGGGACCTGGAGCATTAGCTCCGACTCTTTTTGAGCTCTTACGCTTAGATAAATTCATTTGTTTAACGCAAGAGGTTGTCATGACTGGTCAAATCCGG